CTAACAAAGCGATCGACGATATAATCAAATATGACTTTCTCAACATTTATAAGAGGGTCTATAGCACCCCTAGTGGTAAGGAAATATAATATAATATAGGGGGGGGGTCAAATATAAACACCCCCTCCCCACATCGCGCGCCTCCTCAAAAATTCCCCGGGGGAAAATTTATATTTTATGGTTTAGGCCTTATATTTGCCAAAGGAGGTAACTTATGAATATTACATTAGATGACGGCCGCACTGAGCTTTGGCAGTGGGATACTGGCCGTAAAATTGTGGTTGACGATGACTCTGTTTCAGAGGTTCATTTTTCGAAGTACAGTAGCAATCGGGCAATTGCTAGAGAAGTGGTCAACAGAAAAGCTGAGATCCCCGATTTTCTTCTTCAGGATACTCATACCGTCACTGTCTACGCATATTCTGGCAGCATTGAAAGCGGTTATACGAAGGCCGAGAAAACTTTTAGTATTTCTAAGAAGCCAAAGCCGTCCGATTATGTTGCAACAGCAGCGGACCAAGCAATTCTAGCAAAACTAAAAGCAGAAATCGGCGACCTGTCTGCCCTGCAAACTGACGCAAAAGATAACCTTGTGACTGCTATAAATGAAGCTGCCGCATCTGGTGGTGCGGACTGGAACCAAAATGACCCGACTGCGAAGGACTATGTAAGGAATCGGACGCATTGGGTGGAGACGCAATACGAGGAAAAATACGCGAATAATGACGCGCCATTCGCCGACAACGGATATGGTTTCATCGCGTTTACCCCGGACAGTGTTACATGGGATATTGTTGCCGGAGACAATTATAGCGTGGTATTTGATGGTATCGAATACCGGTGTGTATGTAATAGTGCGTCATATTACGGGAGTACTTGGCTTTGGGCAGGGAATGCGAATTTAGGTGCACCTTATAATAATTTTGCGTCAGACACTGGCGAGCCGTTTTTGATTACAGCTTCGGGGATTTTCGCCAAATCTGCTGGTAATCATGCTATCCAGATATCCCGCGTCGACTTGGATATCCATCGACTTTCTGCGGTATTTATGGATCTGGATGCGGTATACACCAAGCTGAGCAACTTACAGAATAATATCAATGTATTATTTAGTAGCGTTAATGAAGCGAGAGACGGAACTGATCTCATATACAAGACAATTCTCATACCGGATATTGCCGTTGGAACAACCTACAGTGTTAATGTGGAAAGAGTATCAAACATCTCGCAGACAAATCCTGTGAAAGGGCGAGCATATATCGAAGCCCGCGGGCACATTAAAGCAAAGCTCCAAACCGTATATCTCAATCCTACGCCACTCAGCAGCATATATACGGGGGTGTTTTGTGCGCTCGACGAAAGTCAGTCGAGTGTTGAGCGGGTGTATAGCGTATACGTTAATCTTAGCGGAACAGCTATCGCGAAATTTACGCGAATTGTGTAAACGCCCATGCGCGAAAGTAGGTAAGTCAAATGCTGACAGAAGCCGAAATTTGATTCTGTCATCTTCCACCGAAGGCTCCACCAAGAAATTCAAAATCACTGTGGATGACACTGGTGCTCTTACAGCAACGGAGGTCATAACATCATGATCAAAGATGAAGAATGGGCCTAGGCCCAAAATACAAAAGCTATCTCATTTCATATGGGATAGCATTTAAACGGGTTCATAAGGTTAATCCTAAGACTTTTTAGTCATGCTCGGCTGGTAGAGCTTCCTTTACTTCTCTCGCGGGTTACCTTTTTCTCCTTTCATATAATACATCCTTTCTTCCACCTTATGAGCCCCTTTAAGTGCTATCCCGTTTCTTACAAAACTAACGAAAGGAGCGGATTAGATGCTATACGTATTAGACGACGGAACAATCAGACTGACCAGAGGCGATACTGCTCGTTTCACGATTCCTATCACAAACGAAACTAATGGCGAAGAATACACCATGCAAAGTGGTGACATTCTCCACCTGACTATTAAGAAAAGTGGTAAAGACTATGAACCTCTTCTGCAAAAGTCGGCAAAAGGTTCCAATGTCATCAAGATCGACCCGCTTGACACCAAAGAATTGCCCTTCAACAAGTATAAGTATGATGTTCAGTTGACTACTGAAAGCGGCGATGTCTATACAATTATTGAACCTCATACTTTCGAAATCATGGAGGAGATTACGTGATGATCGAAGGCATCATTGCTAAGGAAGGAGTATTCTCCGGCAAAGTCTGCTTCGATCAGAGCTTATTAGGAAAGATCAATCCTGAAAATCTCCTTGCCGGCAGAATTAGTGCAGATGATGTACTTAGTGGAAAGATGGCAATGCCTGTCGGCTACAAAGAGTATTTGGATGAATACCGGGTGACACCAAAAGTTTCATCCCAGACTCTTCCAACGTCAGATAAGCATCTTTCCCAGGATGTTGTTGTCGATCCGATTCCGTATTACGAAGTCAGCAATCAAAATGGAAAAACAATAATTATCGGAGGTACTTAACTATGGCTGACAATCAGCATGTGAATAAAATTGTTTACGGTAGTACTGTACTTATTGATCTTACTGCGGACTCGGTCACCCCCGATAAGATCCTTACAAGCTACACGGCGCATGATGCAAGTGGTAACTCTATTACAGGCACATGTACATATGATGTGAACTCCCAGGATGCAAATGTTAAGGTGGCCGAGATTCTCAAGGGTAAAACAGCGTATGCTAGAGGTACAAAACTTGAAGGCACGATGCCAAACAATGGATCTGTTAATCTCACTATCTCAACTTTAGACGATGAAATTACGATCGCCCAGGGTTACCATGACGGAAGTGGCAAGGTCTCGATTCTTTCCACGGAGAAGGCGAAGCTCATTGCTGCAAATATTAAGCAAGGCATTACTATTCTTGGTGTTACTGGTACTCTTGAGCCTTCAAGTGAAGTTAAGGTCCATGCAAAGACTGTCACGCCAAAAACGACCGAGCTGGTTGTCCTCCCAGGCGAAGGCTTTGACTACCTTTCCCAGGTTACCATTGCAGCAATTCCTTATGTCGAAACTGACAACTCTGCCGGAGGGAAAACAGTTACTATCGCTGGAGAGGGCTGATCGTTATGGGCGTGAGCAAAGTTGACTTTGGCAAAACGACACTCATTGATTTAACTGGAGACTCTGTCGATGCCGCCAGCTTGCTCAGAGGTAAAACTGCGCATAACAGAGCCGGTGATAAAGTCGACGGAACTCTCGATGTCGTGTCGGTGCATGTCGGAAGCGGCGCACCATCATCGGATCTAGGATCTGATGGCGACATCTATCTAGACATGGGGTAACATATGGCCACTGTAGTAACTAAGGAACTTAACATAACGGTTGATAATGCCAAGACTTACTGCACCGCCGATCACTTGGATTTAGCCGACCAAACGTATGCGTTCAAGAAATATTTCAATGATAGCACGGATGGTTATGCGACTCTTAATGATGCTGCCAAGGAAGTTATATTTCCATCTGCGACCGCGCGACCATTCAAAGCCGATTCTGAAATAAGCGCTTCTAGAAGTGGCGGCACATGTATCGTAGCACTTCAGTTTAATGGTGCTGATGTTCATTCGGAGTCATTTACAGCCATTACTCAGAGAGTAAAGAGCAAGAGTGGAATTACCGATGCAGCACTTACTGGTAGTACTCGGTCTACACAAATCCGTTGGCATGTTCATGGCAAGAATGGCGACTCGCAGCGTGTAAAGCACGTCATATTAAAGTTATATTTTAACCAGTATACTATGCAGGCAATCGGAGATGGAGTAACGACCGCGTCAGTGTCGAATACATCCCCATATCAAGGCGACAGCGTTACTTTTTCAGTGGCTGTCCCAAATGGCGTGATCTGGTTCGGCTGGTACTCAGACCCTGCCTGCACTATATTGGTCAGCACAGATCAAAGCTATTCGGTTAGTCCAGAGTCTGATCTTACACTGTATGCCAAGGCTACAAAAGTTGGGTCTGGTGTATATTTGAAACGTTCCGGTGCATATTCTGAAGCGTCGGCGGTGCACAAGAAACAAAATGGAGTTTGGTTCAAGATTGACAAATCGTCCATTGATCAAACTAAGAAGTATAAACTCATTCAGTAAGGAAGAAAGGAGGCAGGGACAATGGCAAAAGCTAAAAGCAGTCAGTCTTCTGGAAACGTTCGCCAGATGCGGCCGGCGCTTACTCCAGAGGCCAGACAAAACCAGCTCATAGCTCTAGCGACAGATCTTGTTGAGAAAAGATTGATCGAAGGAACTGCCTCTTCTCAAGAAACAACCCATTTTCTTAAGTTAGCAACGCAAGAGGCTAAGCTTAAGGTTAAAATACTGGAGAAGCAGGAAGAACTCATCTCTGCTAAGACTGAAGCTATTAAGTCTAGCCAAAGAACAGAAGAGCTTTACAGAGATGCTATCATTGCTATGCGACAGTATAGCGGTGGAGGCACTGATGAAGATTTTTAAACAATACTCTGAACTAATCACGCTTCCGACATTTGAGGAGCGGTTCAATTATCTTAAACTGAATGGCTTAGTTGGAAGAGACACATTCGGGTTCGACAGGGTATTCAATCAAATGTTTTACAGTTCGCTTGAATGGAAACAATGCAGAGATAAGGTTATTGCTAGGGATCTCGGATGCGATCTTGGGGTCCCTGGCCATGAAATCTCTGGGCAGAGAGTTATTATTCATCACATGAATCCAATGACTCTCGAGGATCTTGAGAAGAGGACTGAGATATTATTGGATCCAGAGTATTTAATTACTACTATCCATTCTACTCATAACGCAATACACTACGGTGATTCGAATCTGTTGGCTTCGGACCCCGTTGAACGAAGAAAGAACGACACATGCCCTTGGAAAAAATGATCGGATGTGAAAAATCAAAATGGCATATAAAATTATACTTGGCGATAGCACAGTAGATGCTCAAGAATCTTTAAAGTATGTTTGCTGGAACGATACTGAAAAATCTCTGTCGCCATGCAATCGAGACGAGGCAAATGGGATTATATCTTCTGACGAACTTAATGTGTGGCATCTTGATGGACTCCCGACTTTTTCAAAAGGAACATACGCAACTGTAACTGCAGTGGAAATCACCGAGGATGAATACTCTAGTCTTTTAAATGAACTTAATATAGTATTTCCAATGACGGTCAGAGAGATGAGAAGTAAAATAGTGTCACTAGAGGATGAGTTATCCGCTGCAAAAATTTTGTTGGGGGTGGAGTGATGACCCTGAAAGAACTGGCGACAAAGCTCCGTCCTATTATCGAGCAGGCTGCGCAGTCACTTGACGATGAAACGGCGCTCGAGGCCGTTGCCTTGTATCCTGAATGGAAAGCGAACACACAATACGCAAAAGATACTTATCTGAAAGACGGTGAGATCCTTTATAAAGTGCTGCAGGATCACACGAGTCAAATCAGTTGGGAACCGCATAATGCCCCCTCGTTGTTTGCGAAAGTTCTTCCTGGGCAGGAAGGAACTGGCATCGGAGAATGGCAGCAGCCTGACAGCACTAATCCGTATAAGAAGGGCGATAAAGTTAAGCATAACGGCAAGACATGGGAGTCCGAGATCGACACGAATGTCTGGGAACCGGGCGTTTACGGATGGAAGGAAATTCAAGAATGAATGTACTAAACATTTACTCTGAGCCAGATGCTAACTCAGACATTGTATGCACATTAGAATTACCAAGCCAGTTAGTAATTTCAGAAGAGGAATCGACAGAAGCATTTTATAAAGTCTATACCGAGTTTGGTTTAGCTGGTTTTTGCGAAAAGAGTGTCTCTGTTGGTTCTGGGGTTTCTGAAGAAGGCGCTAGAACATTTACATGAAGGAGGATTCAAAATGGAAACTAGTATTTTGGATTCTATTAAAAAACTCCTCGGAATACCATCAGAAGCTACAGAATTTGATGCCGATATTCTAATTCATATCAATTCTGTATTTTCCATACTTACGCAGCTCGGGGTTGGTCCTTCAAGCGGATTCAGTATCGAAGATTCCTCTGCCGAGTGGTCTGACTTTATCGGGGATGATGCCAGACTCTCCGATGTGAAGTCGTTCGTATATTTGAAAACCAGGCTTTTGTTTGATCCTCCTGCTAGCTCTGCTGCGATGGATGCTATGAACCGCATGGCGAGCGAGTTGGAATGGCGTATCAACGTCTCCGTTGATCCCAAGGGGGCATAATCTATGGCAAAGGGAACGCCTTTGGCGGTAAAAAGAAAATGCTGTGAGATGAAAGACGCCGGTATGAGCAGTCATGAGATTTACGACTCATATTACAAGTATGAAGTTGAGAATCCGATGACTCGTCGTTCATTTAGGACAGTTCTTGTTAGATGGGCTAAGAAGAACTATCCAGATGCTACAACTCTTGACTGTGGAACCTATGAAGGTTTCGTTGCTCATGATGCGACTGTGCAAGTAGCAGCAAATGGCGAGATTATTCAGGCATGGATTAAGCAACATGCTGGAACACTTGATCCTGAAGAATTCTTGTCTGTTATTAAAACAGCAGTCCCAAAGTACGAGTATGCAAAACCTTCATTTGAAGATTCTAAAAACATGCTCGAGATTTCACTTTTCGATATGCATTGGGGTATTGCCTTTATGGATTATTACAAATCAGTTCTTGATGATGTCTTAGAGATAATTACCAGTCATCACTGGGATATGATAGTGATTCCATTTGGGCAGGACTTCTTTCATAATGATAGCATAGTTAATGGGCAGACGACAAGAGGAACATGTATCGAGAAAGTCGACATGGTGCGAGCTGTGAAAGATGGTCAGCAATTCATGTATACTATCATCGACGCTGCATTAGAGTACGCTGAAGAAGTCAAAGTCATCTACACTCCTGGGAATCATGATCAGAGTATCTCATGGATGTTTATGCAGACTCTTCTAGCACGATATGGCGAAGATGTGGTCGATGATTCTCTGGAATTTCGCAAAGTGATTACATATGGTAATAACTCTGTGATGATCACTCATGGTGATGCCAAGAAAACGACTGCTAAAACTTTGGCCCACATTTTTCCAGTAGCATTTCCAAAAGAATTTGCGGGTGCAACAATCCGTGAAGTTCATGCTGGTCATCTCCATCATGAAGGAGAGGCCGACATATATGGTGTAATGGTCAGAAGGCTGTCGTCCGGGGGGATTACTGACAAATGGTCCGACAGAGAAGATTTTATTGGGGCCCATAAGAGATTTATGCTATTTGAGTGGAGCGCTGATAAACTCAAGGCGATTCATTACATTTAACATAAAACGAGGGAGAGAAATCAAAATGGAAAGACTGCAATTTGTTCTTAGTATTGTGAACATTTCTTTTACTATTACACTAAGTATAATGGCTCTTCTTAAGCCTTTACGAAAAAAAGTTTTTGGGATACATACTGTCGAGGATGGACAGAAGTGCCTTCTTAGGTCGGATATGCTCCGATTATATTATCGACATCACCAAGATCAGTCTGTTAGGCAGTATGAGTATGAAAATTTCATCTATGAATACAATGCCTATAAAGCATTAGGAGGAAACTCATTCATTGACAAAATCTACTTAGAGATTCAAGGATGGGAAGTTCTTAGCTGAAAGGAGGACTAACTATGGAGCCTAATACCTATTCAAGCGAACTCTACCATCATGGTGTACTTGGTATGAAGTGGGGAGTTCGTAGATACCAGAATAAAGATGGCTCGCTTATTAATAAGAAGCGAACGAATTCAAGTTCCACCGGAGACCGTAAACCGGTAGCAAATAAGAAAACCAAAACTAAAACTAAGGAATCTTCTAAACCGAAAACTGCGAAGCCTAAGAAGAAGCGCCTTAGCGAAATGACAGATGCCGAGATTAATGAGCGTTTAGAAAGAATGACTCTTGAGAAAAAGTATCGCGATGCGCAGAGGGACGAAATGGCGCAAAGTCGAGGAAAAAATTTTGCAATGAACTGCCTTGAATCCATCGGTAAGAATGTCATTGTTAATCTTGGAACTCAGGCCGGAAACCACATTGTTGGTAATGCCATCAATCGACTTGCTGGTGTATCGTCCGATGATGCAAACAAACGCATTGTCAACCCCCAGAAGGGTCAATCTGACAAAAAGTAAGGCTGCGTAAAATGTCATTATCAAATACTGCTACTCCAATTTATTATGGCCAGTTTAGAGACGCCGTTATCAGAGGTGAGATTCCGGTTAATCGCGAGATTTCGATGGAGATGAATCGAATCGACGATCTCATTGCGAATCCTGGAATCTGGTATGATGATGAGGCTATTAATGGCTTCATTGCATTCTGCGAAAATGAACTCACATTGACAAATGGCGAGGACCTTCATTTACTTGACTCATTTAAGCTCTGGTCAGAACAGATTTTCGGTTGGTACTACTTTGTTGAACGAAGTGTTTACGTTCCGTCTCCAGATGGACATGGCGGGCATTACGAGAAGAAACGTATCAAAAAGCGTCTTGTCAACAAACAATATCTGATTGTCGCTCGAGGCTCGGCCAAATCAATGTACGCGTCTTGCATTCAGAACTATTTTCTGAATGTCGATACTGCAACTACACATCAAGTTACAACTGCTCCTACGATGGCTCAGGCAGAAGAGGTTATGTCCCCGATTCGAACTGCCATTACAAGAGCTAGAGGCCCGCTGTATAAGTTTTTGACTGAAGGCTCTCTCCAGAATACTACAGGATCAAGAGCAAACCGCTGTCAGTTAGCCTCGACAAAGAAGGGAATTCAGAATTTTCTTACTGGTTCAATACTTGAGGTTAGGCCAATGTCGATTGACAAGCTTCAGGGTTTGCGAGTTAAGATAGCTACGGTTGATGAATGGCTCTCTGGCGATGTTAGAGAAGATCCGATAGGCGCGTTGGAGCAGGGCGCAGCTAAGGAACAGGGGTCAGCTGAAAATAATGACTATCTTATTGTTGCGATCAGTTCAGAAGGTACTGTCCGAAATGGAAGCGGCGACACAATCAAAATGGAGTTGTCTGACATCCTTAAGGGAGAGTATTACAACCCACATGTATCTATTTGGTGGTACAAATTAGATGACATAGAGGAAGTTAACAACCCTGATATGTGGTTAAAAGCAAATCCAAATCTCGGTAAGACGGTTACTTATGAGACATATCAGCTCGAAGTAGAGCGTGCTGAGAAAAACCCCGCGGCAAGAAATGATATTCTTGCTAAGCGTTTCGGAATCCCGATGGAAGGCTATACTTATTACTTCACTTATGAAGAGACCCTTCCTCACCGTAAACGGGAATTCTGGAAGATGCCTTGTTCTCTTGGGGGGGATCTTTCTCAGGGAGACGACTTCTGTGCCTTCACTTTCTTGTTCCCACTTTCAAATGGCAGCTTCGGAGTAAAAACTCGTAACTACATTACCGAACTTACGCTTGCAAAACTTCCAGCAGCAATGCGAACAAAGTATGATCAGTTCATGAAAGAGGGCAGCCTTGTTGTTATGCCAGGGACCGTTCTTGATATGATGGAAGTTTATGAAGATCTCGACAATCATATTTCGGAAAGAGAGTATGATGTTCGTTGCTTTGGATTCGATCCGTATAACGCTAGAGAATTTGTTGAGCGTTGGGAGCGAGAGAATGGGCCGTTCGGCATCGAGAAGGTTATCCAAGGTGCAAAAACTGAGTCTGTCCCACTCGGAGAACTCAAGAAATTATCCGAAGAGAGAATGCTTTTGTTTGATGAAGATCTTATGACCTTTGCGATGGGCAACTGCATTACTATTGAGGATACTAATGGCAACCGAAAACTGCTAAAGAAACGCTATGATCAAAAGATTGATGCTGTGGCAGCTATGATGGATGCCTATATTGCATTTAAACTTAATAGAGAAGCATTTGAATAATTAGAAGGAGATCTTGGCCCAGAATGGATTGCACTTGTGGAACTGAGATACACTCTCCAGTGAAGGAGGAAAATCAAAATGGAACAATCTTTTGGGTCCAGGCTTAAGCATGCCTGGAATGTTTTTCGAAGTCGAGACCCGACTGCCGAATTCAGGGATATTGGAGCATCATATTACAATCGCCCCGATCGCCCCAGATTCACGCGCGGCAATGAGCGGTCTATAACCACTTCGGTTCTAAATAGAATTGCTCTAGATGCATCCGCTATAGATATTCTTCATGTTCGTCTCGATAAGAATGGGCGATTTTTAGAAGAAATCAATTCCGGTCTTAATAATTGCCTCACATTGAGTGCTAATACCGACCAAACTGGCAGGGCATTTAAGCAAGATGTCGTTATGTCAATGCTTGATGAGGGCTGTGTCGCGATCGTTCCGACGGATACTACGACAGATCCGAAGGTTACTGATTCGTATGACGTTGAAACCATGCGGGTTGGTAAAATTATTCAGTGGCGTCCGCGGCATGTGCAGGTCCGACTCTACAATGAGCAAACAGGAAAGAAAGAGGAACTTTGGCTTCCTAAGAAGACGGTGGCCATTGTGGAAAATCCTCTTTATGCTGTTATGAATGAGCCTAACTCGACCATGCAGCGACTAATTCATAAGCTCGGTCTTCTTGACATAACAGACGAGCAAACCGCGTCTGGCAAACTTGATTTGATCATCCAGTTGCCTTATGTAATAAAGACGGATGCTCGTCGCCAGCAAGCTGAGAACCGAAGAAAAGATATAGAAATGCAGTTGGCCGGGTCCAAATATGGTATTGCTTATACCGATGGAACCGAAAAGATTACTCAACTTAATCGGTCGCTTGATAATAATCTCATGAAACAGGTTGAGTATCTTACAAATCAACTGTATAGTCAACTCGGCATTACACAAACAATTCTCGACGGAACCGCTGATGAAAAAACCATGCTTAATTACTACAGCCGGACTATCGAGCCAATTGTGTCTGCGATCGCCGATGAAATGAAACGAAAGTTTCTTACTAAAACTGCGCGTACTCAGAATCAGTCGATCGAGTTCTTCAGAAATCCGTTCAAACTGGTTCCGGTTAACAATATTGCTGAGATTGCCGATAAGTTCACTCGCAATGAGATCATGACGTCTAATGAAATCCGACAAATTGTTGGAATGAAGCCGTCTGATGATCCTAAGGCCGATGAATTACGTAACAGCAATATTGCGGAAACAAAAGAAGACCCCGGCATGTATAAAGAGTACACGGAAAATTTAGAAGAAGGAGGATAAAATCAAAATGGAAAATTTCGATTTTAGCGGATGGGCTACCAAAGCAAATCTCAAATGCTCTGATGGCAGAGTTATCATGAAAGATGCTTTTAAGCATAATGATGGTCAGACCGTTCCGCTTGTTTGGAATCATCGTCATGATGACCCGAATGAGATTCTTGGCCACGCTCTTCTTGAGAACCGTGACGAAGGTGTTTATGCATATTGTACATTTAACGACACGGAATCTGGCAAGACTGGTAAACTGCTTGTTCAGCATGGCGACATTGTGTCTCTCTCTATTTATGCAAATCAGCTTAAACAGAATATGTCGAATGTTGTTCATGGTAATATTAGAGAAGTGAGTCTGGTGCTTGCAGGTGCAAACCCCGGCGCATCTATCGAATCTGTTATTAAGCATGGCGAGGAATGCGAAGAGGAAGCCAGAATTTTCACTGGCGAGAACATCACAATTTTTCATAGTGACGAAGATAATGAACCGGAGGAAAAATCTGACATGAATGAAAACAACGAATCTCTTGAGCATTCTGATGAAGAGACCATTGGCGATGTGTTTAACACACTTAATGAGAAACAGAAGAAGGCCGTCTACGCGATGATCGCCGATATTATGGATGGCGATAACGATGATGAAGATAATGATGACGGCGACGAAATGAAACATTCTGAGGGAGGAAATGAAATGAAGCATAATGTTTTTGACACTGATGGTATGCAGGACGAGAAGGTCCTGACTCACTCTGATCTCGACCAGATTGTCGAGCTCTCCAAGACCCCGAGTATCGGCAGCTTTAAGCAGGCTCGTAAGATCTACGAGAATGAGAACGAGTTGCAGCATGACGCTTTTGATGCTGAGACGATGGATATGCTCCTGCCGGAGTACAAGTACGTTGACCCGAAGGAACCGAAGATCCTCTATCCTGATGACACTTGGGTGTCCAGTGTTATCAACGGCGTTCATAAGTCTCCGTATAGCCGTATTCGCACCCGTCGTGCTGACGCTCGCCAGGCCGAGCTGAAGGCTATGGGTTATCAGAAGAAGGGCGACTACAAGAAGGAAATGAAGCAGATCCAGCTGCTCGGCCGTACTCATGACGCTCAGACTGTCTACATCAAGGACAAGATCAATCGTGATGATGTTCTCGACATCACTGATTTTGATATTGTTGCTTACCAGTGGAAGATCATGCGTCATACTATGGACCAGACTCTGGCGCAGGCTATCCTGATCGGTGATGGCCGTGAGGATACTGATCCCGATAAGATCAAGGAAGATCACATTCGTCCGATTTGGCACGATGACGACCTGTACTGCATCCATCAGGATGTTGATATTGCTGGCCAGAAGGCGAAGCTCCAGGGTACCGACACTGCGAAGAGCTTCGGCGATAATTATGTCTATGCTGAGGCTGTCATCGAGGCCGCTCTGTACTCCCGTGAGAAGTACAAGGGTTCTGGCAACCTGACTTTCTACTGCACGCCGCATCTGCTCAACGTGATGCTGCTTGCCCGTGACCTGAACGGTCGTCGTATTTACTCCTCGAAGGCAGATCTGGTCGCGGCTCTGAATGTCCGTGATATTCAGACCATTGAGCAGTTCGAGGGTCTGACTCGTCAGACTTCTGATGGTAATAAGAAGAAGCTCCTTGGCCTCTTCGTCAACCTGGCTGATTACCAGCTTGGCTGCGTTAAGGGCGGCGAGATCACGAAGTTCGACGACTTCGATATCGACTTCAACCAGTACAAGCTCCTTCTGGAGACTCGTGTCTCTGGCGCTCTTGTCGAGTGGTACTCTGCCATCGCTCTGGAAGAGCCCACTGCTTGAGTTTAATTTGTGACTCGAACATAAATAATCTTAGGAGGTAACATATTATGGCTACTGAAAGAATCTTTGATCATGCTGACGACAAGAATGTCGCTGCTATCGTGATTTATGGTAAGGAAACCGCCGACGGCAAAGCCTATATCGACAAGGCATGCACTAAGCAGTTCACGAACGCTGAACTTAAGAACGCGTTCATTAAGCGCGCTGTGATTTGCGTCGGCGAGAAGTACTTCGTTCCGATTTCCTATGCGTGTGCCAGCAAGGTCGGCTCTGTCAATTATGTCACCACGACTGGCTCTAGCTCCGACATTAAGACAGTTCTTACCAATCTTGCAGCCGTTGCTGATGCGTAAATAAAATCTTGGTGGAAATTCAAAATGGCAAAATTTTACGGTAAAATTGGCTACGCTAGTACGATCGAAACTAAGCCTGGAGTATATGAGGAACAAATTATTGAACGCTCTTATTACGGGGATTTGATCCGCAATACTCGCCGGCTTCAAAGTGCTGACAAAGTTAATGACGACATTAACATCAGCAACGAAATTAGTATTGTGGCTGATCCGTATGCCACTAACAATTTTCACACTATGCGTTATGCTGTTTTCATGGGTACGAAATGGAAGGTCTCGAACGTCGAAGTTTCGTACCCTAGATTGATATTGACGTTGGGCGGTGTATACAATGGGCAGTAGACTTGAACTACAGACCGAGCTTGAAAAATTACTCGGATCAAAAAATGTGTATTTTCAACCCCCAGCGTCGGTATCAATGAAGTACCCAGCAATTCGGTACTCTTTGTCTGATGTCGAAAATTGGCATGCGGATGATATTCCATTTAAGCAGGCGAAAGCCTACGAAGTAATACTTATTGATCGAGACCCAGACAATGAATATGTCGACAAGTTATCCCAGTTTAGATACTGCAGCTTTGATCGATATTATCCTGCTGATAATCTTAATCATTATGTATTTACTCTATATTATTAAAGGAGGATTTACTCTATGAAACTTGTTTGGGATAAAACCGGTGAGCATTTCTATGAAACTGGCGTAAAGATGGGTGTTCTGTATCCCATGAGCGCTAGCGGCACCTATCCGAAGGGTGTTGCTTGGAACGGCCTCACGGCTATCACGGAGAGCCCCTCTGGCGCAGAAGCCACTGCTCTCTATGCTGATGACATTAAGTATCTTAACCTGATGTCTAACGAAGAGTTTGGCGCTACTGTTGAGGCCTATACTTATCCTGATGAATTCGCTGAATGTGACGGCTCTGCGTCGCTTACTGAAGGCGTGTACATTGGCCAGCAGGCTCGTAAGACCTTCGGCCTGTGCTATCGTACGACCCTTGGTAATGATGCTAAGGGCAATGACTACGGTTACAAGCTCCATATTATTTATGGCGCGATGGCTTCGCCGTCTGAGAAGGCATATTCGACTATTAATGATAGCCCGGATGCGATCACGTTCTCGTGGGAGCTTAGTACCACCCCTGTCGCAGTGGCTAACTTCAAGCCGACTGCCTCTCTGACTATCGATTCTACTAAGGTTGATGCTGCAAAGCTCACCGCGCTTGAAGAAATTCTTTATGGCAAGGACGGCACCGGAGACGACCATGCGACCGGCGCGGTTGATCCCCGTCTGCCCCTTCCGGATGAGATCGCGACTCTTATGAAGGCTTCGGCCTAATATTATTTAACATTATGGGCCTCGCTTAATTGTGGGGCCCCTTTTCTAAATTTGAAAGGAGAAATTACAAATGCTTAAGGAAACTATTAAATACACTGATTATAATGGTGTCGAGAGAACTGAGGACTTCTGGTTCCATCTGTCTAAGGCAGAACTCATGGAATGGGAGATGGGTACGACGGGCGGTCTTACTGAGATGATCAAGCGGATTGTTGACGCTCAGGACGCGCCGGCGATTATCAAGATTTTTAAGGAACTTGTTCTCAAGGCCTATGGCCAGAAGAGTCCTGATGGTAAGCGGTTCGTAAAGTCTGAGGAGCTCGCAACCGAGTTCTCCCAGACAGAGGCATATTCTCAGCTCTTTATGGAGTTGGCGACGGATGCCGACAAGGCTGCCGCATTTGTTAATGGGATTATGCCTAGTGATATTGCTGAGAAAGCAGCCGCGACTCCCGCTGCAATCTAACCAGCAAGGAGATTAAGAGATGCTCCAGATAACCGTTCCTGGAAGGGAACTCTTCGATGAAAAACGTGGACAATTCCTTGTTGTCAGAGAGCAGACTTTGCAGCTGGAGCATTCTCTTGTCTCTCTTTCAAAATGGGAATCAAAATGGTGTAAGTGTTTCTTCTCTAGGGAAGATAAGACACGAGATGAAACCATTGACTATATAAAGTGCATGACTATCACCCGAAATGTACCGTCGGAAGTGTATCTGTGCCTTACTCGAGATAATATCGATGAGATTAACAAGTACATTGCGGCTCCAATGACTGCTACATATTTCTCGGATGAGAACAAGAACAGTCCGAGTCGAGAGCAGATAACTTCTGAATTGATATATTATTGGATGATCGCGCTCAACATTCCATTTGAATGCGAAAAATGGCACTTGAATCGTCTGCTTACTCTTATTAAGGTGTGTAGCATCAAGAACGAGCCTCCCAAAAAGAGAAGTAGACATGAAATAATGTCTAGAAATGCAGCGCTTAATGCTGCACGAAGGAAGAAATTAAACACGAAAGGGTGATAATTATGAGCAATAGCCCTCTTGTTAGCTATACTAGGATTAGTCCTTGCAAGAATCCTAGGAATCATAAAATTGACACAATTACTATTCACTGCGTAGTCGGCCAGGCTAGTGTTGAAGGCCTTGGTGCCGCATTTGCCAATTATAATAACCAGGCTTCGTCCAATTATGGAATTGGTTCCGATGGACGGATTGGCATGTATGTTGAAGAGAAAGACCGTTCCTGGTGCTCTTCAAGCGGCTCGAATGACCACAGGGCGATTACAATTGAATGTGCTTCGGATGCATATTATCCGTATGCTATTAATGATGCCGTCTATGGGTCTCTTATCGATTTACTTGTCGATATTTGCATTCGAAATGGGATTGAGTCTCTTAAATGGCAAGCTGATAAAAGTCTTATCGGCTGCCCTGAAGAACAGAATATGACTGTTCATAGATGGTTTTACAATAAGTCTTGCCCCGGCGATTACATCTATGATCGTCTTTATGACATCGCAGCAGAAGTTAATGAACGACTGGAGGATTATTACATGACTCAGGATACTTTTAATAAAATGTTTGATACTGCTATGGCCAGATATCGTGCCCAGCTTCAGGATAATGATTCGTCTAACTGGAGTGAAGAGGCGCGTAATTGGGCTGTTAAGCATGGCCTTATTGCTGGTTCTTCGGATACCGAGTTCAATGGTATGTGGGAAGACTACATGACGAGAGAACAGCTTGTGACGGTTCTCTATCGATTTGCTACACTTATGGGCAAATAATACATTTCGGAAGTAGGGATGAACATTGATAAGGTTCAGACAAAAGGGTGACTTTTCTAATCTAAATCGATTCTTAGAAAGAGCAAAGAACGTTATTAAAATTGGCGAACTTGACAAGTACGGTCGAGAAGGCGTGGCTGCTCTTGCGTCTGCAACTCCTGTTGATTCCGGGTTGACTGCCGATTCGTGGTATTATGAAGTAGAACATCAAAATGGAAAATCTTCAATAAATTTTTACAATTCTAATCTTAATAAAGGTGTGCCTATTGCTATCATATTGCAATACGGGCACGGAACTGGAAACGGCGGTTGGGTCGAGGGACGAGATTACATCAATCCTGCGATTCAACCACTGTTTGATGCAATAGCAAATAACGCATGGAAGGAGGTCACTGAATCATGAGCAAAAAAGTAGATGAAAGAGTCGTAGAGATGCGGTTCGAGAATGGGCAGTTCGAGAAGGGTGTGGCGCAGTCCACGGAAAGTCTCAATAAGCTCAAGAAGAGTTTGAATCTCGAAGGCGCTGCAAAAGGCCTTGAGAATGTGAACTCCGCTGCAAAAAATACATCTGGAATTGAAAGTTTAGCGGCCAGTCTTGAAAAGGTTGAGCGTCGGTTCTCCACTATGGGGATCGTTGGCATGCGAGTAATTGAGAATCTTACCGACTCCGCTATGCGTTTTGCAAAGAAGACTGTTGGTTTTGTGACCAATGGTATTATCAATGGCGGTAAAAGAAGAGCCATGAACCTGGAGAATGCCAACTTCCAGCTTCAGGGTCTTCTTAAGAATGAAGAAGCTGTCGCTGCTGTTATGCAGAACGTCAGCGATGCCGTTGATGGAACGGCGTATAGTTTGGATGCAGCAGCGAAAGTTGCTTCTCAGTTAGCGGCATCTGGTATGAAGGCTGGAGACGAAATGTTCTCGGCTCTTAGAGGTGTCGCTGGCGTCGCCGCGATGACAAATAGCTCTTACGAAGACATTGGCCGCATCTTTACTCAGGTTGCCGGCCAGGGCCGAATGATGGGCGATCAGCTTCTGCAATTATCCGGCAGAGGTATGAATGCGGCAGCAACATTGGCAAGCTATTTGACTAAGATTGGCGATGGCACAAAATACACGGAAGCTGAAATCCGAGACATGGTGTCGAAGGGTAAAATTTCATTCGACACTTTTGCCGCTGCTATGGACGATGCTTTCGGTGAGCATGCAAAAGCTGCTAATAGTACATTTGAAGGCGCGCTGTCTAACATCAAGTCGGCTCTTGGCCGAATTGGTGCTGATTTTATTAAACCGCTTATAGCTCAAAATGGTCCATTTGTTAATCTTTTCAATGCTATTCGAAAGAAAGTTAACCAGATCCATGAGATAACCAAACCAATTGCTGAGTGGACAACAAAGACAATCGGCAATATGGTCAATAAGCTTGCTAGTTTTTTAGATAAGCTAGATATTAAAAATCCATTTGCGAAAGTCAATGGCGGAGATGTCGCTAAGACAACAAAGTCTTTTAATTCCGCTGCCGATGCGGTCAGCAATGCTGCTCAGAGTCTAGAGCATTTTCAAGATATTGCAGTCAGAGTTATTCGTGGTGAGTTTGGTACCGGCGCAGAACGAGTTAAAGCTTTGGCAAATGCCGGTGAGGATTATGCTAAAGTTCAGACACTTGTTAATAAAATTTGGCTTCGTAATGGTAAAAATTGGTCTGACTGCACTGTAAAGGCTGAGGAATTTGAAGAAGTTATTGGAAGTTTATCAGATACCGAACTTAAAAGTTTAGGGTATACTGAAGCACAGTCGGAATCTCTTAAAAATCTTGCTCAGCAGGCTAAGGAAACTGGAAAACCGATTAGCGAACTGATTAATAATCTTCAGACTCCGACTAAGAAAGACCTTTTCTTGAATGCCATTCAAAATGGTTTAAAAGGGCTCTCTAAAATTCTTAAAACCGTTAAAACTGCATGGAACAGTGTCTTTTCATCTAAGATTTTATCGGATGGAGTTTACAAAGCAGTAGAGAATCTGAATGCTCTTTCTGAAAAATTTGTTATGACTGATGAAACAGCAGACAAGCTTAGAAGGACATTCAGCGGTCTTTTCTCTGCATTAAGTGTCATTAAGAACTTTGTTGGCGGAACTGTTACCGTTGCTCTTAGAGTAGTGTCAAAACTGTTGTCTTCATTGCACATTAATCTTCTTGATGTGACAGCGGCTCTCGGTGATGCAATTACAAAATTTAAAGACTGGCTTAATTCTAACAATATATTTGTTAGAACATTTGGAGCAATTGTTAATAGCATTCAGAAGGCAGCCTTAGCGATTCGAGATTGGGTTAAGGCCTTTATGGAATTGCCAGTTGTTCAGAAAACCGTGATGTCAGTAAAAACTTCAATAGTTAATGCATTTAATGCGACTAAAGAATTCTTTTCTGATGGTAAAAAGCATATTGCAGATTTTATCGACAAATGGAAAGATCTTGATAAAATCACCCTCGACAATCTCAAGACCATGCTTGTCGATTTTAAGAAGAATATTCTAGACGAGTTCTTTAAAGTTAATTTTAACTTCAGTTTCAAAGGCATAACTAATAAAGTTAAAGGCTTAAAGACGTCTATGAAGACCGAACTTAAGTCCGCAACCAGTATCCTCGATAGATTCAAGACGTCGCTCTTTGACCTTGCTGAAGAAGTTCGATCCAAAGTTAGAATGGGCGATATTTTTGGCTATGGTATGGCAGCTTTGATGGTCAAGTCTGTTATGGACATTGGCAAGTCCCTTGAAATGCTTGCAGATCCTCTTGCTGGCGTTGCCGGGATTCTTAAAGGGTTTGCTGGAATTGAAAAGTCCGCCGCTAAATTCATCGATTCTAAAACGCTAATAGAAAAAGCAAGAGCCTTCAATATTTTGTCAAGTGCGATTGTTAAACTTGCATTTGCCGTTGCGCTTCTTGTTGCAAGCATGTACGTTATCAATGACATAAATCAAAATGGAGAGCTTTCGATGCCTCTTCTTACGATTATTGGATTGATGGGAACGCTTGCACTTCTAGCGTATGCAGTTAGCAAAACTAATTTTTCTGGTATCGCTAAGATTTCTGGAATAATGTTTTCTATCGGAGGGGCTATTGCTTTGCTAGCCCTTGCGCTTAAGACAATGGATGGGCTGGATATTAAGAACACTTGGAAGAATGCGGCAGTACTAGTTGGAATAATTGTGGTCTTAGGTACAGTTGCTGGGATTCTAGGCACAAAGGCGCCGCAATTATCTAAAGGTGGAATTCTGCTCATTGCTTTTGCTGCCGCGGTTGGCATATTGGCTAAAGCACTTAAAAGTATTAGCAAAATCGATAAAGATAGTCTGAACCGGTCTTTTGCAACTCTTGTTGGTCTGATTTTAGCCCTTAGTATTGCTGCGACGGGTCTTCAGGGTATTTCATTCTCTGCTGGAGTCGGCCTTATTGCTATGGTCGTGGCTTTAAAGTTGTTAATGAAAGTTCTTGATGATCTTTGCAATTTTGATGGGAACAAGATAGCAGCTAATCTTATTACAATCATTGGTATATTGGGCATCTTGGCAGCGTTAATGGCAATTACAAACCTTGCTGGAGCAAACGCAGCTAAAGGCGGAATCGGCATGTTGGCTCTTGCTGGAGCAATGTACACTATGGTTAAAGCTATTAAAGCAATGGCTGAAATATCCCAGGATGATCTCAAGCGGATAACTCCGATTCTTATCTCTCTTCTTGGCATTTTTGGCGTGCTGATCGCTGTTTCGAATCTTGCGGGGCAATTTGCACATCGAGCTGGCATGATGCTGATGATGGCCGCAGGTTCTTTGTTGATTCTTACTGGTGTCATTGTTATTCTTAAGAATATGAGTCCTGATGGCCTTTGGAGAGCAGTTGGCGTTATCGCAGTTCTCGAGGCTATGTTTGCCGGGTTGATTGCAGTAACGCATCTCGCCAAAGATTGTAAGTCGACATTAGTACTTCTTACTGTGACAATCGCAATGATGACCGTTGCATTACTAACATTAGCGCACCTCGACCCCGCATCTCTTGATGCTGCAAAGAGCGCATTGTCGTCGGTAATTGCGACGTTTGCATTGCTTGTCGCAGCTACCGGGATGTTTAAGGGCGAAGATCTTTCGAAAAAGTTTGGCGGATTGATGAGCCTCGTTCTTGTAACAGGGCTTCTTGCTGCTATTATTGTTGGCATGTCCAAACTTTCCCCGGATCAGGCATTACCGTGTGCACAGGCGCTTGCTGTACTGCTTACTGCATTGGCGTCTTCTTTGTTTATTCTTAGCATTGCCGGGAAAGATACCGATGAAGCAATGGCGTCCGCATACAAGATGACTGGTGTAGTGCTGATTCTTGGAGCAATTCTTACCGGAATGTCTGCGCTTAATGCCTCTAATGCGATTGAGAATGCTAAAGGGTTGTCGCTTTTACTGCTTGCGCTGTCTACGAGTATGGTTGTACTTTCTACTTTCGGTGGCGATGTCGGTAAAAAAGCAACTATTTCCGCGTATTTAATGTCTGGTGTTCTCGCGATTCTTGGCCTTGTTTTGGCTGAAATGACAGCACTTAATGTCTCCAATGCCATGGAGAACGCCAAAGCATTATCGTTGCTCATTGTGTCATTATCGGAAGCTTGCGTGCTTCTTGCGTTTGTTGGACTACTTAAAGAGGCAGCAATAATTGGTGTCGGGTCGTTGGCAGCTCTAATTGTGGCTATCGGCGGTATTATGTATGGAATTGGAGCACTTGCCAAGTACCAGCCCAGCATGGATGAGTTCCTCGATCATGGAATAGTTACTCTTGGCAAGATTGGCGAAGGCCTCGGCAATTTCATTGGAAGTTTCGTTAAAATGTTTGCTGAGACTGCCGCTTCGGCTCTTCCGTCGATTGGCACTAGTTTGTCAATGTTTATGGTCAATCTTATACCGTTTATAACAGCCGGTAAGATGATCGGAAGCGACACATCTCTTCTTGATGGTATTGTGGCAATAACTAAGGCGGTTCTTCTTCTTACCGCTGCAGATTTCGTAAGCGGACTCGCCAGCCTAATTGGATTGGGGACTTCCTTTACAGGACTTTCTGAGAAGTTTAAAGCGATTGGGGAAGCCATGACCGCGTTCAGCAATGCTACTGTCGGCGTAAACTCCGAACAAGTTAAGGCATCGGCCGAGGCTGCTGCATCTTTAGCCGAAGTCTTTAAATCGCTTCCTAAAGAAGGCGGTTGGTGGCAAACTATATTTGGTGGGCAAGATCTTGGAAATTTTGGTGCTCAATTGACGAGCTTTGGGACTGCTCTTGTTGGCTATGGAAATTCTGTTGTAGATCTTAAAGTTGATGCCATCACTAATTCTATTCCAGCGGCTAACGGCCTTGTCGAGGTTCTTAAAGCTCTTCCTAATAGCGGTGGATCACTTCAGACGTTTTTAGGAAGTAAAGACATGGCGTCTTTTTCTGATAATCTCAGTGGGTTTGGAACGGCACTTTTCAATTATGGAAAATCTGTTTCTGACCTTAAGGTCGAAGCGATTAAAAACTCAGTCCCGGCAGCAGAGGGTCTTGCAGACTTCATGAAAGCCCTTCCGAGCAGTGGCGGTGCATGGCAGAAAGTCTTCGGAAACAAGAATGCGAGCGATTTTAGTACTCAACTTACAACTCTTGGTACTAGTATGAAAACTCTTTCTGATACACTTAGTGAGGTTGAATTTTCATATTACGATTCAGCAGCTACAGCATTAAACTCTATAACTGAAGCAGTCGCGAATTTCGATATTGGTGGTCTTAATTCTATAGTTCATGCTATGGGCGATTTAGGAATTCAGGCGTCGACTTCATTTACTACTAATGTTGAGCAGTCAGCGATTAAAACTGCATTTGATGGGTCGCTTAATAAAGCCTTGTCTTCTGTTAGAGGCTATATGTCGAAATTCTATAGCGCTGGCGGGTATCTTGTTACCGGTTTTGTTAACGGTATTAAAGACGACACATACAAAGCAAAACTCGCGGCAATTGCGATGGCTAAACAAGCAGATGAGGCAGCAAGAACTCAACTTGGTGTTGCGTCCCCGTCTAAAGTCTTCAAGGAGATTGGTGGGTATGTTGCCAAGGGCTTTGCTAAAGGCATTGAGAACTTTAGTTATCTTGGGACCAGGGCAGTTGAAAGCATGAGCAATGACGCCATTGGCGCTACTAGTAAAGTACTATCGAATGTTGCTTCTGCATTGACTGATGACATCAATACTCAGCCGACGATCAGACCCGTTGTCGATCTAAGCAATGTTGAGAACAGTTCTGACGCGATCAGCAGTATGTTGGCAATGGATCCAACAGTGAGTGCATTCTCGAATGTTCGTTCCATCAGTACTATGATGAACCGCAATCAAAATGGACCAAATGACGATGTAATTTCAGCCATTAAAGATCTTGGAAGGACCATTGGTAAAGCATCTGGCGACACTTACCAGATCAATGGCATAACTTATGATAGCGGGTCCGAGGTTTCTGAAGCAATTCAGACGCTTATCCGCGCATCCATTATAGAAGGGAGGAGATAAGTATGGCTTATATTGTTACAATCTATGGAATCCAGGCAGAGAGCGGGACTACGCATAGTCTTTTTGCATCATGGCATAACGAAGCTTTTGACCATTTCGACCATTACAAAGTTAAATGGTGGTATTCTACTGGGGACAATAATGGCTTTCTCGAAAAAGAAGAAGAAACCTCGTTGAAATATTCGAGATTTAATGCCCCAGATAATGCCACAAAAGTGACAGTCCAAGTCATACCTGTCTCCGCTACCTATACGGTAAACGACACGGAGGTTAGCTACTGGTGGGGCGAATGGGCTCATGAGAGTATTTATTTTGGATCAGACATTCGACCAGAAGTTCCTCCGACACCGTCGGTCGCAGTTAAAGACTATAAGTTAACAGCTAGTCTTGATAACCTTAAACCTATCGAATTCGAAGGGAAGACGAACTGGATATATTTCGAGGTTGTTCGTAATGATCAGTATGTTGTTGTTTCAGAAGGAAAAGCCAAGATTATAACCGGACATGCTCAATTTTCTTGTGACATTGGCGCTGGCGGCGAGTATAAGGTCAGGGCCAAGGCCGTGCGAACGCATAAATCCAAGACGATAGTTAAATCATATACGAGAAAGCCATCTAATAGTTCCACATCTGGAACCTGGTTCGATACTGCGAAGAACACGATGCAGAATATGACATTTACTACCGTAGAGACTGACGTCATCGATGACAACGGTGTCAGTGGGTGGTCAGATTATTCTTCAAATGTTCACACAAAACCAGAGTCTTCAGATGGCCTGCTCATCACAACGTGTCGTGCCCAAACAACAACATCCGTATATTTGGCGTGGTCTACGATTACCGGTGCTACTACGTATGATATTGAGTATGCAACTGAAAAAGGACATCTTGGATCTTCTGATGCATCATCTACTGTAAGCGGGATCGAGTTTACTCACTATGAAAAGACTGGGCTTACAACCGGAGCCGAATACTTTTTCCGTTTGCGAGCAACAAATGATGCTGGGAGCTCTGATTGGTCTCCTATTGTTTCGGTTGTTCTTGGCAAAACTCCTTCGGCCCCAACAACGTGGTCATCTTCGACCACATGCATGGTTGGCGATAATTTAATCCTTAGTTGGCTTCACAACGCGGAGGACGGGTCGACTCAAACATATGCGCAGATTGAGATTTATGTCAATGGTGTAAAAGAAACGTACACTATTGACAGCACCACAGAGGAAGATGATAAGAAGACGATGTCTTACACTATAGACACGTCTTCTTATACCGAAGGAACTAAAATCCAATGGAGAGTCCGTACTGCAGGTGTCACAAAAGACTATGGCGATTGGTCCATTCAAAGAACTGTTGACGTTTATGCTGTTCCCTCGTTAAATCTTGCAGTCACCGATTCCACTGGCAACACTGTTCAAACTCTTTCCTCGTTTCCAATCAAAATTTCAGCCACAGCAGGTCCGGCAACTCAATCTCCTGTTGGGTATTATTTAACGTTTATCGCAAATCAAGCATATACGGCGACAGACTCGGTTGGAAACCATAAGAATATCGTATCTGGAGATGAGGTGTACTCTAAGTACTTTGACATATCAACAGATTTGTCGGTGGTATTATCTGCAGGAGATATATCCCTTCAAAATGGAATATCTTATACAATTGTTTGCACGGTTTCGATGAATTCCGGCCTCAATGCGTCAAGTACATTGTCCTTTACAGTAGCTTGGACTGCAACTTCTTATACGCCGAATGCTGAACTCGGGATTGACTATGATTCTGTGTCCGCAATTATTCGTCCGTATTGCAAGGATAATGCAGGCGCGCTCGTGCAGAATGTTACTCTTGCTGTCTATAGAAGAGAGATCGACGGCTCATTTACTGAGATCATGTCGAACCTTAATAATGTCGACGGCACGTTTATAACAGATCCTCATCCGGCTCTTAATTATGCACGGTATCGAGTAGTAGCAACCGACACTACAACAGGCGTTATTTCGTATTCTGATTTGCCTCTGTTTCCTGTCAATGAAAAGGCATGTATTATTCAATGGAATGAGGAATGGCGGTCCTTTGATTCTGTAAACTCCAATCGCTATGCCAATCCGGTTTGGTCTGGGTCATTCCTACGTCTGCCATACAATATTGATGTTAGCAACTCCTATTCTGTTGATAGTTCGCTTGTTGAATACATTGGCAGAAAGCACCCGATTAGCTACTATGGAACGCAGCTTGGGGAAGGGGAAACTTGGAATGTTGTAGTTCCAAAGTCCGACATCGAAACACTGTATGCACTTCGTAGATTGGCAGTATGGACTGGCGATGCTTATGTTCGTGAGCCATCTGGAAGCGGATATTGGGCAAATGTAGGCGTCTCATTTAGCCAGAAACATCGTGACGTGACAGTTCCAGTTACACTTACAATCAAAAGAGTCTCAGGAGGTATTTGATATGCCAGATTGGACTGCGTCAATGCAGCAAACGTTCGAGTATTATATTGTTGATCCTAAAAGTTGGAGAGACATAAAGCGGCTCGAGAATGTCAAATCTTGTACGATCAGTAGGGATTCTGATGCGGATACGCTAGGTTCCGCTACCTTTGAGTTGTCGGAGGCAATAGGCGAATGCTATGTTCGAGTTTATCTAATAACGATTCAAAATAGAATTCAAGAACGTTTTCCTCTAGGAACATATTTGCTTCAGACTCCTGAGTCTTCTTTTGATGGTAAACGAAACAGTATATCAGTTGATGCTTATACCCCGTTGCTAGAGTTAAAAGAAAGCATGCCTCCAGTTGGGTACTATATTCCAAAGGGGCGGAACGCAATGAAGGATGTTTATACTTTGACTCGTGAACATGTCAGAGCGCCTGTAGTTAAAGCGGAGTCATCGACGACACTGTTCTATAATTTTGTAGCGGATACGTCAGATACATGGCTCGCATTTTTGACGGACCTAGCCTCATATGCTAAGCACAAATTCGATCTTGATGAAATGGGGCGTATACTATTTGCGCCCCATCAAGATACGGCATCTCTCCAACCAATATGGGAGTATAGTGACGGAAACAGCTCAATTTTGTATCCGGATCTAACATACAAACACGATATGTATGGCGTCCCGAATGCGATTGAGGTCGTATATTCCGATGGCGATAGCCATTATTATACTAAGATCGTAAACGATGATCCGAATAGCCCGATTTCCACTGTAAATCGAGGGCGAGAGATCATGGAGAGGGAAAGCAATCCAAGCTTGGTTGGAGATCCAACGGATAATAAAATTAAAGCGTATGCTGAGCAACGGCTGCGAGATCTTTCGAGTCTTGAGTATACCATATCGTATACGCACGGCTATTGTCCAGTACGAGTTGGCGACTGTGTGCGCTTTAATTATACTCGTCCAGGCCTTAATGGAATCAAAGCTAAGGTTATAAGTCAAACGATTAAATGCCAGCCTGGCGTTCCAGTTAGCGAGAAAGCGGTATTTACTACTAAATTATGGGAGGGGTGATATTTCATGCCTTTATCCAGTGAGCTCGTGTCACAGTTTGCGAAACTTACGAGCAATAAACCGAAAGAAGAAAAAGAATCCACTGTCTATGGCACGACCGTTATTCAAAATGGTAACAAATACGTCAAGCTGGATGGTTCTGAATTACTCACCCCAGCATCATTCACAACTAATATTGCCGATGGGGAACGTGTTACTGTGCTGATAAAGAACCACATGGCAATTGTCACTGGCAACATTACATCCCCAGCCGCTAGAACAGACGAGGTAGAAGAAGTCGGAGACAAAGCGGATGCTGCGGAAGCAGCTGTAAAAGAGCTTGCTGCAGATAATATTAAAGTTAAGCAGAAACTCGAAGCCCAAGAAGGAACTATAAAAGATCTTACCTCCGACAATGTTACGATAAAGAATAAGCTGGATGCCCAGGAAGCTTCAATCGGCAATCTAAAAGTTGAAAATGCAAGTATAGCCGGGAAGCTAGAAGCAGCAGAAGGCAACATTAGTAACCTTCAGGCAGATAATGTTACGATAAAAGAGTCATTAACTGCTGCGAAGGCCAGTATTAAAGATCTTGATGCCAAGAAGTTGTCAGCAACTCAAGCGGACTTAAAATACGCCAATATTGATTTCTCTAATATCGGCAAAGCGGCAATCGAGAATTTCTATGCGACATCTGGCATTATTAAAGATCTAGTGATTGGTGATACAAGTGTCACTGGTAAATTAGTTGGCGTCACGATTACTGGCGATCTTATTGAAGGCGGTACGGTCAAAGCTGATAAACTTGTTGTTCTTGGGGAAGATGGACTGTATTACAAACTGAATGTTAATGCCCTCGGCGAGGCCGTGGCTTCTTCCGATCCAAAGTATCAAAACGGATTAGATGGTTCGGTTATAGTTGCTAAATCCATCACAGCGGAAAAAGTAAATGTCCATGATCTTGTTGCTTTTGATGCCACAATCGGCGGATTTAAAATTACAGATAGTTCTATATATTCTGGAGCCAAAGAATCTGCGACAAATACAACAAGTGGCATATATCTTGACAAAAATGGTCAAATTTCATTTGGCGATGCAGATAATTTCATTAGATATTATAAAGCTTCTGATGGAACATATAAGCTCGAAATATCGGCTGCAAACATATCCATAAAAAGTGGTGGCGAAGGCTCAAATCTTAATGACGAGATCAACGGCATCAAGAATGACGTTAATTCTTTAAGAGATGAGATCACAACGTTGCTGCGTATTGAGTCTTCCAGAGGAACCGTTTTTAAAAATGATTCAGTTTCTACGGTTCTTTCAGTTGTTATATATCATGGAACTCAACGCATTACAGATAGTTCAAGCATGAAAACCATTTTTGGCAGCTCTGCTCATTTACAATGGAAATGGCAGAAGTTAGATGATGAATCTTTTGGGACCATATCTTCATCAGACAATCGACTTGGTGACAATGGATTCACATTTACTCTGTCGCCAAACGACGTGAACACTAAGGTCACATTTATGTGTGAATTAATAGTTTGAGATATATGAAAGGAGATTCAAAATGGCAATTAAATCTGCCGATCAAATTACAATCATTGACGTAACTGACGCTTATTCTGTTATGCTTACTAGCGAAGCATACACATTTGTCGGCGGATCCTCCGGTGCAGACGCTGGCCTGACTTGCGAAACTGAGGCTGTCGCTTTTTGCGGAACAAATCAATTGGCATCTGTTTCGGTCGATGTGAACGATATTACTTGCCCGCCCGGAATCAGTGCTTCTGTGGCTAATAGCGGAAGCCCAAAAGTTAAAATTACGTTTACTACTACTGCAACGGTGTCCGATGCGTGTGAAGCATCAATCCCAGTTGTTGTTGATGGCATTACAGTTAATAAAAAATTTAGTTTTGCAGTTGCAAAAGCTGGCCAGAAGGGCAGCGACGGCACCTCTGTTACTGTAAAATCCACGTCTGTAACATATCAGGTCGGTAATTCTGGTACAGTTAAACCGACAGGAACTTGGGGGGCCGAGGTTCCGGCTGTTGGAAACGGGCAGTATCTTTGGACAAAAACTGTTGTTGAATATTCAGATGGCAAATCAACCGAAGCATACAGCGTTTCTTATAAAGGCACTAATGGCTCTGATGGAACCTCTGTGTCGATCGTAGACAGCGCTGTGGAATACCAAGTTGGGGATAGCGGCACGGTCACCCCTACTGGTTCTTGGTCACCTACCGTTCCATCTGTTCAAGAAGGAAAATTCTTATGGACTAGAACCACTGTTAAATATTCTAATAATACTTCTACTGTTTCTTATAGTGTTTCCTATAAAGGAATTAATGGCACAGATGGAAATGATGGTCAGGATGCTATTACTTTGACTATCACATCTTCAAATGGAACTGTATTTAAGAATAATTCCGGTTCCACAGTTCTTACGGCACATGTTTGGAAAGGAAGCATCGAGCAGTCTATCACTGACGCTGGTGTGTGCGGTTCCCTTGGCACCATTAAGTGGTACAAAGGGTCAGGCACATCTGCTGTTGCAACTTCGAAAACGTATGAGGTTAAAGCAAGTGCAGTTCTTAATTCTGAAGTTTACACTTGCCAACTTGAGTAATTGGAAAGGAGGCTTTGCTAATGGGTGCTAAAGCTAGAGCAAGTATTACTATATCTAGAATTATTGATGTTGAGGCGGAAATTAGATATTATTTATCGCAATCTTCAACTTTGTCAACCCCGGCAAAGCCGACTACCTATCCGCCTCCGTCTACTTGGACAACAACCGAGCCTGAATATTCTAATGACAATTCCAATACTTTATATTTTGTTATATGCACCGTATACACAAATGGATCATTTCAATATTCAGATGTATCGAAGTCTAGCACTTATGAAGGGATCCGAATTGCCCAGACACGAATAGATCAGAATGATGAAAGCATTACTCTTTGGGCCGATAGAGTTTATAAGGTTGAAGGCGATATCGGAAAAGTTCGCACGGATTGTAATAGCGATACTCAGAAAGCTCTCGAAAATTATGTAACCGAAGATGCTTATGCCAAGAACAAAGCAGAAACAGACAATAAAATGTCCAGCATTGAGGACAGCCTCGATAATACAGCAAGTAAAGATGATCTTAATGGATATGTTTCTAATGAAAAATATAGAAACGAAGTATCCAAGTATATGAAGTTTACTATCGATGGTATTGAAATAGGCTCCGCCGGCAATCCTCTAAAATTAACTCTTGATAATGAAGCCATTAAATTTGAAAATAATGGAAAAGTTATTGGAAAATGGGATGGATCGAATTTCTATACTGGCGACATAGTTGTTGAACTTAACCAACGAGCCCAATTTGGTAATTTTGCATTTGTTCCTAGGTCGGACGGATCAATCATGTTCCTTAAAGTTAAGGACTAATTTTCATATGATTGGAGGCCGGGTTTATGATATCAGAAACATCTGAAGCCTTTGGCACATCAAATCAATTCATTAAATACAGAATTACTGTAACGGAAAACTCCTATAGTGTGGAAAATAATACATCAAATGTTACAGTTACCATTAACTTTTATAGAACGAACACCGGGTACACAACTTATGGCAACGGAACCGTTTATTGCTTTATATACAACACTACGTATTCTCAATCTGTTACTTCCGATGATAAAATAACAAATAGCGGCATTGACTTATTTACAAAAACCTTAGATATACCTCACGATGATGATGGAACTAGAAATTTGAATGTTGCCGCATATATTAGTCATGAACGATTTACATCGGAAAGCCACGATTTCTACGTCGATTTAACCACGATTCCAAGAGTATCAGAATTGACCTATCCAATAACTTGGAATCTTGGGGATACACTCTCGTTTGCGATTAATAGAAAATCAAGCTCATTTAGAGATACCCTGTCCTATTCTTGCACATACACTGACGGTGGAGTTCAAAAAGTATATTCTGGGGATATTCTTACTAAAAGTTCGGCCACTAGTGCAAAATTTACGCCTCCATTGGATTGGGCAAGGCATTCCCCAAATGTTATTCGAGGAATGGCTTCTTTTACGCTCTCAACATATAATGGCTCTGGAACTTTAATTGGGTCGACAGTAAAAAACAGCTGGTTCACGATACCAGACGATATGGTTCCAAGCTGCTCTATATCTTTATCAGATATTTCGTCAATTTCTGTGTCTGGTGGTAAAAAGAGTTGCCTTGAATATTTTGGAAAATATGTTTCCGGCGTGTCCATAATTCGTGCGGAAATAACTGCATCTGGAGCATATGGTTCGACAATAAAATCATATTCTGGCAGCTATCCAGGTGGGTCATTTTCTGCTCAATCGTTTGATATTTTAACAAGCGGGTTACCAGGAAGCTGCCAAATTGATGCGTCCGTTCGCGACAGCCGAAATAGAACAAAATCAGCATCCGCAGTTGCTGACATCGTAACTTATTCTCCACCAAGAGTGACTGCCTTCTCAGTACACAGATGCGTATCAGAAACCGATGGAACGGAAAGTGATCATGGCAATTTTACTCAAGTTAAGTACGGATATTCAATCTATAATATTGCGAGTGCAACTAGCAATAAGAATACAAAAAGTGTGGTCCTTAAGTACAAAAAGAGTGCTGACTCGGCTTGGACCTCCCAGAATCTTACTGCGACTGCCTATACTGGAAGCGGATCTGTTATTATTGAAACTCTTTCTGATTTTTCGTACGATATCCTGCTTACAGTTAGCGACTCAATTTTGTCATCTTCAAAATCGACATCGGTTTCAACCGGCTATTGTATTTATCATGTTCCAGCATCGGGAAAAGGGATAACTTTTGGCGGTATTGCTGAGGGCGACGGGTTTAATGTCAAGATGCCAGCTACATTTGCAGGATCAATTAATGCATCTGGAAACTATTCGGGTCAATATGTTACCGGAACGTGGCTGCAAACGACCGCGGCAACAGATCTTGGTAGAAAGCCTCCTAAAGTTGCAGTCCTTGACGAATCTGGATGGGTCTATTCAAGAGCATTAAGCTCTCTTATTCTGGAAGCAGTGTATCCTGTTGGAAGTATCTATATGAGCGTTAACAGCACCTCACCTCAGGCACTATTTGGAGGGACATGGGAGCCTATCCAAGGTAAATTCCTGCTTGGTTCCTCCGCTTCACATAAGGCTGGTAGCACCGGAGGCGAGGAAACCCACGCATTGACATTGGGCGAAATGCCAGAGCATACACATCCAATGTATTCTGGTAATGGCGGAGGCAGTGATACTTGGACACCAGATGCAGGTTCTTATCTTATTGATAGTGTTACTCTTACGAAAAATACTTGGTGGGCTAGAATTGGCATGGACTCCGCCGGCAGCGGAAATGCCCATAATAATATGCCTCCGTATCTTGCAGTATACATTTGGAAACGTATAGCTTAAAACATATTTTAGAAAGGAAAGATATTTATGAACATTAACTGGAAAGTGCGTATTAAGAACAAATCTTTTTGGCTGGCTCTTATTCCGGCTCTGCTCCTGCTTGTGCAGGTGGTTGCTGCCCTGTTTGGCTACAATTGGGATTTTGCAGGCCTCGGAGCTCAGCTCACGGCGATCATTAACGCCATTTTTGCGGTGCTTGCCATTCTCGGAGTTGTTAATGACCCGACCACGTCTGGCATGACCGATAGCAAGCAGGCTATGACCTACAATATGCCCAAGAAGGATAAGTAAACTATATTTAAGAGGGTTCGCGATTAAAGCAAGCCCTCTTCTTTTTTTCTATTTCGCGTAAAAAACATAGTGTATTATGAAAAGAAATCACTTGAAAAAATTTTACATATGAAGGAGAATTATTATGTGCATTACTACTGATGGTCTGGTAGTTACGTACGAAGAGTTTCTTGATCTTGTAATTAACGGCAAGTAAATTCTTTAAAGGAGGAGTCCTAACAAGGGCTCTTTCTTTTTCGCGATAAATACATATGGTATTATGAAACACGAAAGGAGAGTATTACTATGAACAAAATTGTCAAAAGTATTATTATTGGGGTCGGTGTTTGGGCTGCAATGGAGACAATCTTTGCAATGGGAAAAGGGTATGCACTCGGCGTAACTAAGTACGTTGAGAGTAATGCCGATATGGATTGCGAAGAATTTGTTGACGCGATTAGCAGCAGCAAGCGCCCGAGCGCAAAATTTATCGCTTTTACGGCAAAAGCTACTGAGTATGACCTGTCTAAATGTGATGAAAAGGAGGAGTCCTAACAAGGGCTCTTTCTTTTTTGTACGCGAAGAAAACACCTGCTTTTATGCAAAACTATTAAAGGAGGATTTTATTATGACTTGGAAACAGATTGAGACTAGCCGCGAAATCAGACTTTGGGTTGGACAGATTATTGTCCCCACAATCACACTTGCGGGGATGGCTATGTCTATTCCGGAAGTTCGAGAAGCGGTCGGCTCTAAGGCAAGAAAAACGAAAGAGATTATTAATAGCAAGCTTCATAAAGGTTGAGCCGCATAGGCTCTTCCTTTTATTTTTTGAAAGGAGATTTATTATGTATTGGTGGATTGCTATTTCTTTTGTGATTGGTGTACTTATCTCGGTTTTATTTATTGACCTTAGATCCGGGTATGGAACTCTACAAATTGATCACTCTGATCCAGAAAAAGATATATATAGAATCGTAATTACAACCGATCTCGACAAATTACCTAGAAAAAAGAGAGTGGTTTTGAAGATCGAAGATAATGCCGATCTTTCGTGATATTTACAGATTCTATTATGGAACGTATTTGTTCACATCATTAAGGAGGAATTTGTAATGAGAATCGAAACCATGTTGCATGATGGGATTGAGGACGGGTTCAACGAACTGAAAAAGATTCAGGTTGGTACCGAGGAGTATAAATCCACCGTAGATGGGCTGACAAAGCTTTTGGACAGAGCTATCGAGATCGATAAGATCGACGCTGAAACTCAGACCAATGCTGACAATCGCGAGATTGAGACTAACATTGAACTGAAGAAGATTGCGGCCGATCGTAAAGATCGAGTTATTAAGAACTGTCTTACGGCAGCCAGCATCGTCTGTACAGCGGGTATTACTGTTTGGGGATCTCTTAAGTCTTGGAAATTCGAAGAAACCGGAGTTGTCACATCTGGACCGGGACGAGAATTCATGAAGAAGATCTTTCATTGTATGAAGTAAACGTATATGGTCAATTATAGGAGATTATTTAAACATAGTCTCCTATTTTTCGCGACAATAACACTTTGTATTATGGAACCAAATTAGTGTATTAAAAGGAGGCTAATATTATGATGGTACTTGGTTTTATTGTTGTAATTTTGGGCTGTATTATGATCGCAAAAGGTTCATCTAATAGAGACTCTTAAATGAGTCTCTTCTTTTTTTCGCGTTAGAAACAATGTGTATTATGACACATATTAAAAATGGAGGTAAATAATATGATGACATTTACGCTGCTGGTTGCTGTCGCGATTTTGGTTGCTGTGGCCGCAGTGCTTACAATTCTTATTGGGGGCACGTCGGTCATTGTGGTCTATGGCGACATCATTTTGTGCGCGGTATTTATCATCCTTATTATTAAAGCTTGCTTTTTTAATAAGAAGAAATGAAAGGTTGAGCCTTAATGGGCTCTTCCTTTTTATTTTCGCGAAAAATACACGCTCTTTAGTGAAAGAATAAGCAAAATTGAAAGGAGTAATTTATTATGAAATGGACTATGAAGCCTATCACTTGGGGTGCTTACTTTAAGCTGTCTGCAATTGTTACTGCTATTTATGCAGTAGGATGCACGACGTACTTAATTGCTGAGTACCATGAAGAAGTGGCGGATGCTTTCAAGAAGTTCTTTTGTAAGAAGAGCTAATTCCATTTGCGGATTCAGCAAGACGGGAGTCTAAGGAAACTTAGGCTCTCTTCTTTTTATAAGGAGATTTCTATGCTATTTTATGATTATTACGCCGGAACATATTTTGAATCTTCTATTGTTAATGTCCAGCAAGAAGCCCGCAGGCATAATCAGAAACTAAGTCAGGAAAAAGCGACGATGGATGATGGACTTGAATGTTGGATTATATTTTTAGAGCCAAATTCGTGAAAATTACAGGCCCTATTGTGAAGAAAGGAGATGCTTCAAATGAATTTTATTTTTGACGTTAACAAACTGATTACTATCGGAGGCATAGGACTGAGTGCAGTCGGTGCATTTTTGTCTAGTGTTGCCAACGATAAAAAGATGGAAAAAGCCGTTGAAAAGAAAGTAGAAGAAGCATTGAATGCAAGAAAGGAAGAGGAGACTTAATAGTCTCTTCTTTTTTATTTTGAAAGGAGTACAAAAGATGAACAAAGAAGCCATTGTAAACACCATTATGGACATTAAGAAAGTTGTCGCTAAGCATAGCCCTGAGATCCTCACCGGAATCGGTATTGCCGGGATGGTATCTACAGTCGTGCTTGCGGTGCGAGCAACTCCGAAAGCGGAGAAGCTTATTCTTGATCGAGAAATTGAGCTTTCCAATGAAAGCAACCGAGATGTTGAGCTTAGCAAGAAAGATCGTTTCAAGATCGCATGGAAATGCTATGTTCCTACAGCAGTCACTGGCGCGGCATCGATTGCGTGCATTGTGTCTGCAAGTTCCGTGAATTTCAAGCGTAATACAGCGTTGGCTGCGGCTTATAATATCTCTGCAACGGCACTGGCGGAGTATAAAGATAAGGTCGTGGAAACGATTGGCGAGAAGAAGGAGCATCTCATTAAAGATAAGATTGCCGAAGACCGGATTGAGAAGAACCCGGTGTCTAAAAATGAGGTTATCATCACCGGGAGAGGTGCTACGACCTGTTATGACTCGATTTCTGGTCGTTATTTCAAGTCCGATATGGATAAATTGAAAAAAGCCGAGAATGAACTTAACAGACAGATGCTTAGTGACATGTATATTTCGCTCAACGAGTTCTATGACGAGATTGGTCTTGACCACATTTCAATTGGCGATGAGCTTGGATGGAATATCGAGCGCGGTATGATTGATCTTTCATTTAGCTCGCTTGTGGCAGATGATGGAACGCCGTGCCTGGTCGTGGATTATCAGGTGAGTCCGAAATTTGGATATTCCGATCTTACATAATTCGCGAAAAATACATGCGATATTATGAGAACCATTAAACATTTGAAAGGAGATCTTTATAATGGAAGAAATCAAGAATGTTAAGGCTGAGGAAAACAAGACTGAGGTTGTCTATGAAGTCGAGGAATCGAAGGGCAAGAAGTTTATTTCCAAGGTTAAGGCTGGTATCAAGAAAAACGGCAAGAAGGTCGCATGCGGTGCGGCAATCATTGCTGGTGTTCTGGTCGGCTACACCATTGGAGCTAAACGCACCTGCCTGGACGTTGCCGACGACATCGATCCTGAGGATGACTACGATCTGCCTGAACTCATTGAGGATTCTTCTACGGAAGAAGAGACCGAGGAATGATCGGGTTCAAAAGAGGAGATACCTAACAAGGTATTTCCTCTTTTGTTTGCAAAGGAGGATTTGCTATGAACACATATTACTATTCCGGACCTGTAATGGAATTTGATAGATGCATCGCAGATAAGTGGGAAGGATCTACAAGAGCCGTATCCGAGAAGAAGGCAAAAGCAAACCTCGCATATCAGTACAAAGTGTCTAATGGTAAAGCGCCGAGGAGCAAAATCACGCTTCCTGGTAAGCTCATTGTAAAAGATTGAAAGGAGTAAATTATGGAGAGTTGCCCGTCTAATTCCTATAAGGCCAGAGAGGAAAGTGCGCTCAACGCACCGAAAAAGAAGCAGGTCACTAAAGTGACTAAGGGCATGGTCAGGACAAAAAAGAAAAATGAGATGTCCAAACTTGGAAGCGTGTTCATTTCAGAAGACGCATCGAAAGTAAAGTCTTATATTTTGATGGATGTGCTTGTTCCAACCATCAAAAAAGCCATTTCTGATATTGTCACGAATGGTGTCGACATGATCTTGTACGGCGAAGTGGGCCAGAGCAAGAAGCGCACATACGCATCTACAGTTTCTTATAGAGACTATTACGATAACGGAGGTCGAAGTGCCAGTCGATTTGATGATCCGCCGAGAGCACGCACTCGAGCTGGATATAGTTTCGATGATGTTATTCTTGAGACCAGAGGCGAAGCAGAGGAAGTTCTGTCGAGTATGGACGAACTCATTGAAACGTATGGGTCCGTGAGTGTTGCTGATATGTATGACCTCGTAGGAATTTCCTGCGAATATACAGATAATAAATACGGCTGGAAAAATATTAGAACTGCCGAGCCCGTACGTGTAAGAGACGGCTACATGCTCAAACTTCCGAGAGCATTGCCGCTTAACTAATTTATATTTTAAGGAGGATAAATAAAAATGAACAAAGCAGATACTATTGCAAAATTCAGCAGAGCGATTCACAATGTTGGTTTCCAGCTGAAGAAGTACAGCCCCGAAATCATGGCTGTGGCTGGCGTTGTTGGTATGGTTACTAGCACAGTTATGGCGTGCAAGGCCACGACTAAAGCCAGCGAGATTATTGCCGAGACTAAGACGTCCGTCGACATGATCCACGATCTGGTTGCAGATCAGGCAGTCCCCGAGAGTGAATATTCTGAAGAAGACAGTAAGCGAGATCTTGTGATCGTATATTCCAAGGCTGCCATGAAGTTCATTAAGCTCTATGGCCCGTCTCTGGCAATTGCAGGTCTGTCTGCGTGCAGTATTCTTAGTTCCACGACAATTCTTCGTAAGAGAAACATTGCTATCGGCACAGCATATACTGCGCTCGACAGGAGCTTTAAAACTTATCGCGATCGGGTTATCGAGAAGTTCGGAGAAGATTTCGATAAGGAGCTTAAGTACGGAACGACTACCAAGGTTATTGAGGAGACTACTGTCGACGAGAATGGCAACGAGAAGACCGAAACGAAGACAGTCAAGATTGCCGATCCTAATAATTACAGTATTTACGCACGTTTTTATGACGACGGATGCGCTGGTTGGACCAAGAATCCCGAGTATAATCTTATCTTTCTTAATCAGCAGCAGAGCTTTGCAAATGATCGGCTTAAAGCGAATGGCCACCTGTTCTTGAACGAGGTTTATGAGATGCTCGGGATTCCTAAGACGGCTATTGGCCAGCGTGTTGGCTGGGTATATGACAAGAATAATGCCGTTGGCGATAATTTTGTCGACTTTGGCATCTATGACCTGTATAATGAGAAGGCGCGCGACTTTGTCAACGGCTATGAACGAACGATTCTTCTGGACTTTAATGTGGATGGAGATATTCTCTATAGTCTTTGACTCGACGGGCCTGAAGGCATCGGGAGTGGTAATCCGATGAGAGACATGTTTGATTATCCTTGGCTTCTCTACTTTTAAAGGAGCCAAGGGACTTATATTTTTAAAGGAGATATTATTATGAAAAGGTTTATTGTGTTCGCTCTTCTCATTGTTATCATGACTATCAGCTTTGGCTGTGCTGCAGAAAAACCTACCGATTTGTCTGGCGCTTGGGTTCTTTCCGCAGATGACGGTGCGAATGAGGAATCGACTGGCGAACTTGTCATCGATGGCAAAGATGTTGTCGTCTATTTTGTATGGCCTCAGGAAAACACCAAGGCGCTTCTTTGGTATGGTACGTATACGCCTCCGAAAAAGGTCGTTGACGAGTATTCTTGGACGTCTACAAATGACCCTGATATGACTGAAAATTCTATTTATGCACCCGATTTTGAGGAGACTACATTCCAGTACAAGCATGGCATGATTCTTTTCGATTACTATGTTAATGGTGTTGCATACACTTTCCACTTTGAACGCGCGACAAGCGAGGAGGCAGCATAATGAACGACAAGTTGTCTAGCGTCATTATTTTTTGCAGCGGCGTATTCATTGGCGGGTTTCTGACGTGGGATTTCTTTAAGACTTGAGGTGCTATAA